TTTGTACCGGCAACCGTGATCAGGTTGCTGATGCTTGTGGTGTCGTTAATTGCGGGAATATCGTCATACGACCCTATCTGTACAAAAGCCGAAGTTTTTAAAATAAACTTGTACAGCACTCCACCATCTAACCAAATCTCAGCCGGTGTGCGCCCTGCCGCATCCAACACAATCGGATTGGTGTTGTTGGTTGTGCCGTCGCGGGTGGTGTAGGTCGTAGCTGGCGTAGAAGTTCCCGCTAGATAGGTGTATATCAAGCCACCGGTCAAAGGCGCGCCATTGGCGTCCGAGAATTGCGCGCCCGCACCAGCAAAGGCTGAAAGATTGATCGACATTAGACTATCCCTGTAATGATGCCGTTGACGACCGTCACGGTTTTAGAATCGGTTGTTGTGAACGTACCGGACGCAGCACCCGTGCCGCTGCCTAATTGTTCGTACATTGAATTGATAAACCTAAACCACTCACGCGAGATCAAACCCGTTGCGGGGTCTACAAGCGGAACGCGCGGTGCAGTAATTTGTGTGGGGTTCATGCTTTGGTTGCCTCAACGTCAAGTTCAGCCGCCATAATCGCAATTTTGACCGGATCGGTGCCTGAAATCTCATACACCCGATCACGCAGTTTCTCAGTCATGCCAAGGCGACGCCAAAGCACACGCTTGCCGTACTCGCCCACGCCGCCCATTGATTTCCAATGTTCGTTTGACCAAGTGTGACCACCGTCATCTGACCAACGCAGCATGACTTGAGGTTGCACAAAGTCATCCTCTGCAATAATGATTTCGATTTGATCGACAATACCGAGTGACCCCGATATGGTTAAGGGGCTCAAGTACACGCGCCCTGGCACCTCGACCACACCTGGCAAACCCACACCGGCTTCGCAGATTAGTTTGAGCGAGTGTTGCGCGGTACGTTTAAAGTTATTGGTGCCGGTAGGCAGCGCGCGCCACGAACGCAACCATTTCTGAGTGCGTGGGCCATCTGCGTAAACTTCCAAATCAAAGGCGTACAAGTTGCCGTTTTGGTAGTCGCCTACGATAATTTCTTGGTTAAACGACACTTGGCAATTGCTGCGGTGACGGCTAAAGTCGCCGTTGCTAAAACTTGCTCGCTCATGCCACGCCTGTGCTGCCACATCAAACACCCAAGTCGCTTGCGCGGTGGGGAAAGTCAAGACGTAAAACGCATGACCGTCTTGTTGATAGGTGTAGGCAATAGCGTCAGAAATGTCACCGTACTGTTGAATCTGCCACTCGACTGCGTGGGTGCTAATTCGCACACCGGTGTAGCCTTGCGAGCGATAGACAATCCCGCGCCCGCGATCATCCGAGCCTAGCCAAAACAACCCGTTATCCAATTTGGCAACGGAAAATGTTGCGGCACACCCAATCTCATTAAACGCACCTTGGATTCTCTGTAAGGGAAAACCCGCACCGGCTGCTGCGTTGTACCAAACCTCGACTGAATTTGTACCAAACAACCAAATCTCGGAATGGTCGGTAATGGATGACACCAAGTTGTCAGGATCGCCCTCTGCGCTTGCGAAATCAAGAGGGTCAATACTTAGTGGGTCAAGCAGCGCGGTCGTCCACACGCGCTGGCTATCGGGCTCTATGAACACAAAGTAGCCGCCAAGGTACGACACCGTTAACGCACCAGGGAAGTCTACGTCAGTAATTTGACCAAACGCGCCTGTTGTGGCGTTGTAGACAAAACTTGGCCCATTGCAAGCAACAAATAAATGGTTGCCATCATCAGTCATCGACACCGGCCCATCGTTGGCAACTACGCCGAGCGTAGTGATAACGTATTGGTCATCAACTCTATAAAGCGTATTGCCCGACACAACGTAGGCGTAACCACCGTATTGCCAAAGCCCACGCACGGGGCCAGTACCAACTGGTGTAATTAAACGCAGCCCTGGTGCACGGTTCAGAAAAGCAGGTTCTAGTCCGCCCTCGGCGACCACCTCGGGAAACAAGTTGATCATACGGTTGTCGGCAGCGTTGACGCTGCGAGCCGTATACGCGGAGCCGAGGATAGGCGACTTCATTAGTAGTTACCGGCAAAAATGTTGAAGCGCTGACGCGTTGCAACAATTGAGTACGGCAACGACATAATATCGTCAGGATTGTTGATGCGCTTCAAGTTACGCTTAGAGTACATCGCAATACGCGACACTTGGGGGCTAGGCTCCACGCCAAACTCAGGTGCAATCTCACACGCCAAGTTGTACTTAAATGCGCGAAGATAGCCTGGTGGGAACGCCAAAGGTGTAGACAACAACGCAGCAGTAGTCAGTTCCTCGACCGACACAATGTGCCATTCCAATACCTTGGTAGGCACCGGATAGACAGTCATCGTAATGTCGGGGTAAGTCATATTGACAAACATGACTTGGGGATAGGTGGACGTCACGGTCTTGACCGCAATGCCGTTGTACTGCTGTTGGTTAACTAACTTAATACCAAAAGAAATGCCCGAGGACGCATCTTTAAAGTAAGTCGAGTCATCAACTAAGATAGGTCGGTTGCCTACGAAGTCGCCCGTGGGGCCAAGAGTGCGCGTGGCAAAGCCTGGCAACCAAGAGAAGACCTGATCTTGCGTTGAGAACACCGACAAGCGCTCGGTGTTCCATGAGTCGATCATCTGATTGAGTGCGGCTAACGCATCATTAGCGGTCGCAGCCGACGGTTCTTCACCTTCAGCCAGTTGACCGATTAGGCGTAGCGCGCCGTTTATCTGATCTCCCGCCGTGGTCGTAGTCATAGAGATTGTCCTTTTAATGGTTTAGCAGCAGCGCGTTTATTTCCCATTAAAGACGCTGAAATTTTTGCTTTAGTTTCAGCAGAAAAAACTTTGCCTTTGTTTAATTCAGCTAGACGTTGTTTTTGAGTTTCAGATATTGTACAAATACCTTTTTTTGCTTTGGATATATTTAGTTTATGCTCTTCGGTAAATATTTTCTTTTTAGCCGATGCGCTCATTTTTGCGCGCGTTTCTGCCGAATGCTTAGTGCCTAAAGGCGAATTAACAACAAGTCGTTTGTTGTAGGAAGGCTTAAAAAAATCTACCCAAAATTGTTCGCGTTGAATTAACGCGCTTTTGCTGTCAACAAATTCAATAATTTCCCAATCAAAAGCAGATGGCCCATTTTTAATGTATGAATTTTGAAGATGATGACAATAATGTTTGTTATTGACTAATTCATTTTTATGTCTGCGCCAACGGCGGGCGATATTTATCGCAGAGCCAACGTACATATCTCTTGTGGCACGATTGACTATTGCATAAATACCGCTAGTATTCATACCTACTCCGTTTTACGACGTCGTTTTAACTCATTCACAGGCGCAGCCTCTACTTTAGGCGCGTCTAAATTATATACTTCCCACCCGTTTTTGACGTCCTCTTCGGCTTCCACATCGGAAATTGCCACTTTGTTGCCGTGTACGGGGTGCTTGAGGTAAATGTGCATTCAAAATCCTTGTGCGAGGGGCGAGGATCGCCCGCCCCTCTTTGCATTAACCTGCGACGCGCAAGGCGACGTAGGTATTCTCAGCGGTCTTGCGAACACGCCAATTGCAAGAAGTGTTTGCCGAAACAGCAGCAGTACCAACCAAAGTCACGCCGGTGTTAGCCGTGACCGTAGCAGCGTTTGTGCCACCGATGTTGATAATGAAAAAGTCAAAACAGCTATTGACTTTCATGCTTGGGAAAGCAGCTTCTAGAGCTGTACCCAAAGGCATTGTTAACGCAGCAGCAGCACCGTTATAAGTGATGATGCCGGTTGCCAATTCAGCAGCAGTCAGAGTGGCTGCGGCTGTTTTAGCTGTAGGAGTCACTTGCGTGACCATGTTAATTTCGGTTTCGTTACCGTCACCGAATTGATATCCGCCTGCGCCATTTGGAAGAGTTGGCATGATGAAATTCCTTTGAAAAGTTTAGAAAATGGGGCCGAAGCCCCACTCTGTTTAGCCCCACAGACGAACGGCTGTGACCGGACGAACCGCGTTAAAGCCGTACAACACGTCAATACGGCAAGGCATACGGTCGTTGTTGATGTCGTACTGACGTACGATACGCAACGAAATACCGTTATGCACTTGGCGCGAAGCCATGTCAACACCCTGTGGCAACAGCAAGTCAGCAGTTGCCAACGTGATCGCATCTTTGTGATAGATCAAGTTTTGCGGGTACGCTGTAGCCGATCCACCCAAGAACGTCAGCACAGCGCTAGCTGCTGGGAACGCGCTGATAGTAGCCAAGGCGTTAGCTGAAGTAAACATAGGTGGTTGAACTGACAGAGTTGCGGTAGTTGTTGACGAAACAGTTACGTCAGCAGTTACGACAAACTGTTGCAGCGAGCCAGTTGTTTGACGGGTTTGTGGGTTGACTGCAAACACGCCAGCGATAGTGAACACGTCACCAATCTTGAACGTGGGTGAGCCGCTTGTGAAGCTGATGTCAAGCGATGTTGCACCTTGGGTTGACACAGCAGTTGCCACGATTGGGGCAGTTGGTGTAACACCGGTGGTGTGCTGAACAATCGACTGCGACATATTGATCTCGTCTAAGCCCAATACGCCTTCGCCCATCATACCGTTCTTGAACTGACGGCTGATAGTACCAGTTGGGTTAAACAGACCTTTCAAGCCCTCGACCAAACCGGCGTTGGCGGCTGGGTTAACAGTCGCGTAACGTGGGCTCATGGGGGTGGCAAACTCGTTGAGTTTCTGTTGTGCTGCAAGCAGAACAGCAGAAGTCGAAGGAGTCGAGCCAGGAGTGCCTACTGAGTTGTAAATGCCTTTGTAGGCAGTTGCCACGTCAGCGTCAACGCTTGATGCCAATTGCGACACACGGGGCTTGAGAACGCGTTCTGCGAAGTCATCCAATTGCATGGTGAGTTCGGCAGACGTGAAGTTCACGCCAATGTGCTTTTGGGTTGAAACAGTCAAAGTTGTGAACTGTTCGTTGTCGTCTTGCACTTGCAAGGCGGCACCGTCAGTAACTAAGGCGCGGTCGGGTAAGCGAATACGCAGGGTTGAACCGATTTTTGCGCCTTCAACGGCGAATGAATCGTCGTACTGACGATTGACGTTGCGACTGATCACCAAGTTGTTCTCGAGGATTTCGAGGGATTTACGGGTGATCATGTCAATGGTTAGAATGCTATTTGCCATGATAATTCCTAAAATAAGTTAGCGGAGGGTACGCGCTTCGTGCTTCTTTATCTGTCGCAATCTTTCGGCCTCAATCCAGTCTGACGTGGACATTGACTTAATAGAGCGTGGATCAGTCGTATCGTAGGCCGGTGAGCCGGTAGTACGGGCTGAAACAGGTGAAATAGGCGCTGGTGCGTTGGACGTCTTTTTGACCGGTGGGTTTGCGGCTAACTGAGCCTCAATCTTCCCGATCTCTTTGGCTTGCATGATAGGCGAAAGACGTGAAATCCGTTCCGCTTCTCGGGGGTTTGCACCTAAGTGGTAAGCCACTTCGGGGCCGTTGTCCGAGGCCTGAATGGATTGGGCCATCACGGTAGTAATCGGCAGATTCGGGTTGTATGCGACTTGTTCAAAGTCCTCATACTTCGCACGAACTTCCTCTTCCTTGTCGTGATAGGTTTCGAGTATTTCAGCTTGCTGCTTGCGCTGCTCGCGCTCGGCTAGTTTTTGCTCCGCACGTTGTTCTGCCAATGCTTCGACATAATCTTCGTTTGAGGCAAACTGCTCGGGCGTGACCGGTGCTTGAGGCGCAACAGGTTGAACCGCTCTTTCCCTTTCCCACTTTCGCTGCTCGCGTGCGAGCCGCTTGCCGATGGCTGCGTCTAATTCCTCTTGTGAGAAGGTCTTAGGTGCTGCTTCGGGTACTTCCGGCGCAGATACTTCAACTACCGGTTCTGCCGTAACTTCCGGTGTCGGCGCGGGTACTTCCGCTGGGCTTACTTCGTCTGACATTTGTAACTCCGAGGAGTCCTGGTGGATCGCACCAGTACGATTAGTATATTACTTAGGTTCTGCGGGTGCAACATAATTCGGATCGTGTTCCCATACAACTGGCGGCAGGGCGGCAAGTTCGTCAACCGTTGTGCAGCCGTTAATGGCAATAATCTGTGCGTCGCATTGGGTACGAATGTCTTGGCGCCATGTGTTCCAAGTCGTTGGAATAGCAGACTTGGTTTCGTAGCCCTTAACCACTCGCCAATCTGAGGGCAGCAGGATTGAGTAGGCTTGGGCTTGCACGGCGTTGACAGCGTTTGATTGGCACTCAAACAAGTCTTTAGGTGTGGCGGTGTAGTTGATCTCAACGACTGTGCCGTTGTAGACAGGTGCGTCTTGTGATATCCAATAATAGACATCTGAGGGCTGTGAGCCGTACACCACATCAACCATGCCAATCGCCGCCTTTTCTTCGGGGCTAGACAGGTTGCACCAGTTGGCGGGGTATTGGATTGAATCCCACTCAAAGGCTGTGCCAACGGGTACGAGCATGGCGATCACGCCGTTAGAGATGATTGCAAACATTATTACCTCGCTAAACTATTTTTGAATGGGTTTTCGGCAAATGCCATGTAAATGTATGTGCCGCCTGACGAATTGATATTTGCAAAACTATTACGCACTTTAAAACCGTTTGACAAATAATCAAACGCAGAATTTCCTGTGCTTTCTGCGTTTGATAAATCCGCATACAACCCATTACCCACCACATTATAGGTATTCATTGCGGTGTCCCAAATAGTCCAAGACGATGTTGAATCGGTTCGTTTAAACATTACCCACCGTGGTCTAAACCCCGTATACACAAACGGACCATCAGCCGAACCATTCCCCGTGTAGCTACCAAATGCGCTGAATCCGGCTATGGGTGTCCAGCAGTAGGCAACAATTGTTGATGCACTAGCGTTAGTGTCTGAAGCCGTTCCAACTGTAAACACGCTTGATGTGGGTGCAGTGTTATTCCAAGGTGCGCTTGAAGTATTTGTTGCATCTGTAGCATCTAAATATAAACGACCTGTTGCGCCGATTGATGAATGATAGACGTTCCATTGAGAAGAAGCATCTCTACGCTTAACAACAATCCAACTTGGCGCAACACCCAACCCATGCCCAACAGTTGCCGCAGACCCCGTACCCGTGTACGTCACCACACTAAACCCAGCAGACGCATTAACGCTTACAGTCGATGTGATTGAGCCGTTGGTGTTGCTTGACGTTGACCCTTGCCCTGCTTGCCATTGCCAGCCGACATAGGTTGCGGTCAAATTGTTGTAATTGGTGTTTGTGCCAACAGTAAAACCGTTGCTGTTAAATGCGGTTAAGCCTTGTACGTCTGTGGCTTCAGCGGCGGTAGAGTTTGAGGTAATTGATTTGGTCACGCCTCGAACCGAATCAGTTAACTCATTGTCAGTAGCCGCCGAGCGTGACTTAACCCAAACAAGGTCAGGCTTAAAAGCCGCAGCGTTAGTGATTGCGTTGGACAGCAGCGTACCTGTATACAAGGTCGCATCCATCACCGTGTTGCCCTTGACGATGGTGCTTGTCGGCAAGTTGAATGTGTTCAGGGCTACATAGCCTGTGGGGGGTGTGTAGGTGAAGGGGCGTTGACCGAAGTTTGCGCTCATGTTGCCCCCGTCGTAAGGCACATTAGCGGGGAAAAATTGGTTATTCATTGTCAAACCAGTTACCGTGGTTTGAAGCGTATTGTTTTTGTAAACGCCACAAGTTAAATTATCAACGTCTAAAGCAAAAGCAATTACGTCATTTGTTGTAAAAGTTGCAAATGTTCCGACTGATACGTTAGCGTTTTTAGATATATTTCCGTCGGGGGTATACCTTACACCTAAAGTTGCGGTTATGGCTAACATACTTGCATTTCCGTTAGCGGGGATATTACATAAAAATCCTAATCTTGGGTAAACTGAAGTACCGTTTAGCCCTTGAATAGTTCCTTCCCAATACCATTTTCCTGATGAAACGCCAATAGTTCCAACATTAAGACCACTATCAGTTGAAGTGTTTCCAACACTTGTTAAATTGCCGTTGCTTAGTGTTGTGTACGAACTATTTAAAAGCGGATTCCATGTGCAGTAGTTAGCCGCCGTAGCACTCGTCAACGTAGGCACATCCGTCATGGAGTCATACGTCACACCAGCCGTGATGGAGATGTTGTTGGTCGTCCAGTAATTGCCATTGCCTGAGAAGTCTTTACCCAAGCCTACGTTGCTGCTTGTGGTCAGCGCAGAGTTGTCCGTGAAGTTTTCTTCAAAACCATTTGTGCCGTAGCTACCTGTGTACGATGCGGGTTGCCATACGCCTGTGAGCGAGTTGGTTGAGCCGAAGGATGTTGGGGCAAGTTGCAAACCGTCTACAAGGTTAACTTCAGCCAAATAACCATCAAAGTTATTGCCGCCGCCAGCATTGCGCCCCATGTTGTGTACGTTTGTTGCGTTAACAAATAAATTTGAATTTTGTGGTGGGTATGAGCCTGAAAACGCTGTGACTTGCGTACCGTTAACGTACAACTTAATTCTGTTTGCAGCCGTTGCTTGAGTGGTGTCTACAGCGTAAACAATGTGATACCAAGCTGACGGATCACGAAAAACTTGTGTTGTGTTGAGAGCGTAATTTACGCTTGCAATTGTGACGTTAAAAGATAACGTGTCATCAATCCAAAACAAAATAGCCGCTTGGTTTGCCCCGCTAATATATCCATTAAAAAGAGTACCGTATGCCGTCAATCCACCACGTTTAACCCATGCGCTCCAAGTCCAAACTTGTTGGTTTGTAGTAGTAGCAGGAGTACGGCTGAAATAAGCCGTAGCACTAGACCGCAGCCTTACAGAACGTGCAAAGTTATACCCAGTAGAAGCAGAGTTACCCGCAAATATCGGAAACATTAAGCCACCGCCTGTGAAATACCTTGTTGATACAGGTTTGTGCCATCAGAACGGAAGGTGAAATAGTCTTTTGCCCCCGCAGCAGTCGAGAGCGTAGGTGCTGTGCCCGATGCCCACTTGAACACAGCGTTCCACGTGAGCGTGTTGCTACCACCGTTTTGGATAACCGCTAACGCATAGAACGCCCCGTTTTTCAAGTTAGTCGGTGCGCCCATTGTGCGGTTGCTCGATACGAAAGTAAAAGTGGCAACTTGGTTAGTTGTATCCCAAGCTACGGTGGCTGCGTCAGTTAAAGCGGTGTTAGCTGCCCAACCGACTGTGACTTTAACTTCAGCAGGGGTTGTTGTGCCGATCGGAGGCGGTGACACCAAACTTAACGTGCCACCAAGGGTCAAGCTGCCCGACGATGTGACCGTACCGGTCAAGGTCAAGCCGTTGACTGTGCCTGTACCGGCGACAGAGGTCACCGTACCTGTAGCCGCTGTTGTCCATGTGGGTACGAAACCCGCACCGGCTGACGTTAACACTTGGCCGGAAGTACCCA